TGTCTGAGACTTCCTTGGAGCAGTCGTTGATTGACATCTCTGCGTTCACTGATGAGCGTGGATTGAAGATCGCGGTGCAGGGCTTGAAGTTGATTATTCCGAAGGAATTGCAATTTACCGCAGATCGGATTTTAAAATCCACTTTGCGTACTGCAACTGCGGATAACGACATCAACGCTATTCTCAACATGGGCATGGTGCCTCAGGGCTACACTGTCAACAACTTCCTTACCGATCCAGATGCGTACTTCATCAAGACTGACGCACCTAACGGCATGAAGATGTTTACACGTGTGTCTATGAAGACGGGCTTCGAAGGCGACTTCGACACCGGCAACGTCCGTTACAAGGCACGTGAGCGTTACAGCTTCGGCTTCAGTGACCCACGCGGCATGTTCGGCTCACCTGGCGCTTAATAGTCAGGTAAATGGAAAAAGGGGCCTTGTGCCCCTTTTTCTTTTGGTGTATATTGAGCACATTCCGGGGTTTTCCGGTGTTCTGACAGTCCCGGCTGACGACATGCAGACAGAACACCCTCACTTGCATGTAAGGAAAAATCATGGCATCAACCACCTTCTCCGGCCCAGTCACGTCTACCAATGGCTTTATTGGCGCATTAACGGGTAACGTAACGGGTAACGTAACAGGTAACGTAACAGGTAACATTGCAGGGTCAGGCAGCATCACGCACGCTACGACCGCTGCAATCAACGCCACTGCAACGGCTACTGCGGCTGAAGTTGCCACTGGCTACATTACTTCTACATCAGCTGCTGCAACCGTTATTACTTTGCCAACTGGCACGTTGCTTGGAGCAGCATTAAGTGCGGCCAAAGGTACGATTTTTGACCTGTACATTGACAATACCGGTGGCGCAAACACAGTAACTATTGCTGTTGCCACCAACGGCATTCTGTCTACCGCCGCTGCTGACACTGCGGGTTCCTTTGGTGACCTGACAGTTGCCTCTGGCGCAACGGGTCTTGCCCGTTTTACCCTCATGTTTTCAAGCGCCACAGCATACGTCTTCACACGCACTGCTTAATTAGGAGCGGACATGAGCAACAGCAATATTCAGGCAGTCACAAAGACTGCCGATGGTCATGCAGTTGGGGGCCGCACCCGGGTAGCCGGCATTTATTTTACAAATACGGCAACAGCCGCATCCTTTACCCTAAAGAACGGCAGCACTACCGCAGGCACAGCCTTGGTGACCATTAATACGCCTGCTGCGGCAGGAGCCACTGACCTTATCCTTCCGGATATGGGAATTCTCTTTGACTCGGGAGTGTTTATTGATGTCTCCAGTGCTGAAGTTACCAGTGTGACGCTCTTCTTCTATGGTGGAGCCGCGCAGTAATGGCCGCCAAGGGCATGGGCATCAAAACCTCGGTCAAGAGCGGAAATTTCCGCCCTACCAAGGCTGGTGCAGGCATGACCAAAAAAGGCGTAGAGGCTTTTCGCAAAGCTAACCCTGGAAGCAAGCTTAAAACGGCGGTGACTACTAAGAAACCGTCTCCCGCAGAAGCAAAACGCCGTGCATCGTATTGTGCGCGGTCCGAAGGCCAGATGAAGGATTTCCCTGAAGCTGCCAAGGATCCAAACAGTCGCCTGCGTCAGGCGCGTAAGCGCTGGAGATGCTAATGCAAGTTGTTGAAGTATGGGCAGGCGGACTAACTCTTTTAATTGGAATTCTCGGCTACGTAATGCATGAAAAGTTTCAGGAGTTATCTCGCATAAGCATTCTTCTTAACAAAACAAGAGAGGAGGTAGCGCGTGATAACGTTACTCAAGCAGAAGTTGACAAAATTATGGACCACATTGACCAGCGTTTTAACAAGCTGGAAGAAAAGATTGACAGACTTATTCAACAAGCAAAGTAAGGAGTAGTAATGGCAACATCTAAACTAAAAATGGTAATGAAAAACGGCAAAAAAGTGCCGGCTTTTGCTGCGGATGGCATGGGCAAGATGAAGAAGGGGGGCATGGCCGATAAAGCAGGTCGTGCTATGAAGACTAAAACCAGTGACTCTATGGGTCGCGCAATGAAAAAGGGGAAATAATATGGCTGGACGTGGAATGGGTGCCGCTACGCGCGGTGGTGGTGCTGTTGAGAGCGGCCCTGCAAACAAAATGATCTCTGAGCCTAGCAAAACTACTGGTATTCCTATGATGGCTAAAGGTGGCATGGCCAACAAGGGCAACATCAATGAGCACAAGCGCATGGCCATGGGTAAACCCGTTGGCAAGATGGGCGGGGGCATGATGTCCAAGGGCTACGCGGCCGGCGGTGCTGCCAAGAAAATGTCTAAAGGCATGATGTCTGGCGGTAAAGTCGCTAAGTAATGTCTTATCTGATAAGCAACATTCCGTATTTCAAATGCTGGGTTAGACGTGAGTTTACGCACATGCATCAGAAGTACCAAGGCGAGTATTTACATGCAAACGCTATTGCAGTAAATGTCATGCCGGATCGTTGCTTGAGTTTTCAACTTGTTTTTACAGGGTGTGAAAGCCACGTAGACGGGTCAGAGAACGTTCATGGTGGGGCAATGTGGGCAAGAATGCCTATTACTGCGTTGGTGGGGGATATCCCTTTGGAGGAGTGGCCAGAGCGTATGCCTACGCATTTGGCACAGCCTTGGGATTGTCCTTCTCACACCCACACAGTAATAAAATTTGCGCGCACAAGCCCTAGTCCGTGGTTATGTAAGATTGATGGAGAGTTTTACACCGGAAGATATATGTTCACGGTGGACTACACGGAGAGCGAAGTAGCGGACTGCCCTGCACAGCACAAACAAAGTCATGTTTTGACTTTGACGGATGCAGGGAAATGGACAGGAAATATTGTGGCACTGCCAAACAATAGAGTTCGAGCAACGAGCCCTGCTTTTTGGCAGACCGGAGAGGGTGCCCCTGATTTTAGGCCTGGCCAGTGGATTCACTGTGCAGAGCAAGATGATTCGTATATGGATGCGGCTCAAACCTTTAATAATTTATACAAAGAATGACCACCTCAGGAACAACAACCTTTGATCTGTCGATAGACGATCTGATCGAAGAAGCATTTGAGAGATGCGGCATACGTAGCACAAACGGCTACCAGCTCAAGTCTGCGCGTCGCTCTCTCAATTTGTTGTTCCTGGATTGGGCAAATAGGGGGCTTAATCTTTGGACAATCGAGCAAGCCACCTATGCCATAACCCAGGGTATTAAAGAAATATCTTTGGATACTGACACGGTTAATGTTTTGTCCGCTGTTATACGAGACCCGTCACAGGGAATCTTGACAGATATCACAATTGACCGTATCAGCCGTTCTGAGTATTTAAATATCCCGGATAAGAATTCTCAAGCGCGGCCTGCTCAGTACTATGTACAGAGAACGAATGTGCCAAAGGTGTTTTTCTACCCGGCGGCGGATCAAAACTACACGTTTGTGTATTACCGCATTCGTCGTATCCAAGATGCTGGTGCATACACCAATACATCAGACGTTAACTTTAGATTCTTGCCATGCCTGACATCAGGACTGGCGTATTACATATCTCTCAAGTACTCTCCTGAGCGTACGGGTGCGCTCAAGGCGATCTACGAAGAAGACTTCTTGCGTGCCGCGATGGAAGATAGAGACACTGCCAGCGTTAACTTCGTTCCTGACCTAGGGGTGTAACGCATGGCCTTCGCAACAGGTAAATTCTCATATGGCCTGTGTGACTATTGCGGACAGCGATACGAATACAACGTGCTTCGCAAGAACTGGCGAGGCTTTAAGGTGTGTCCCGATGACTACGAGCCCAAAGAGCCACAACTTGAGCCTTTGAAATATAGAGGCGATGCAATTGCCCTTTATGAGCCAAGGCCCGATAGAATTGAGCCTGTATCGGTGTTTGTGGGTGCTCCCGGTTTCACTGCATTCCAGAGTTTTGGAACAGTCAGAAACACCAATGACATGCGTCCTTATATTCAAGACCAGGCCCTCATTGCTCAGGGCGTGGTAGGTTCTGTAACGGTGGTGACCTCATGACATA